ACGCTGTGCCATAGCTGGCATAATTACTAAATCTCTCATAATGAAATTGAATTAAATGGTTATTGATTGAATGGATTAAATAGGAACAAACCTAAAACACAAGTGAATTTCTTCACCTGTATCTTAGGCTGTCCTATGTCTTTCCCTAAAGATTCTTTCAAAGGAAATGAGGAGCATTAGTAAATTATAGGTTGGTTGTGATAATAGTGCATAGTGCCTGCTCTTAGATTAATAAGAATGCTTATTCCTGTCAGCTATCAGACTGTATTGCTAAAGCATTCTTTTTTATTTAGAGCCATGAGGGGGTGTTTATGTGGGTAGGGGTATCTCATGTATAACTCTTGTGATTTTTAAATAGGTATTGTGAAGTACCATTTATAAAGTCTGCCTATCTCCAACCTTAAAAATCCAACTTTAGATGCTTCTAAAGTCAGAATAAGGCAGGTGTGAGGAAAAAGCTATTAATATTTAATTATATAATATAACAGCCTTTTTCCTCACTTCTGACTTATTTGGTCTTTAGAATGAACTGAGGTACGAATCTTTCGTTCAAGTCTTTCTTACTGAACTTTATTTGGTCTTTAAAGTCAGTTTCCAAGATGTATTCCTTGCCTTTAAGAATCAGCTTCCCTTCTTTAATGGATAGCAATTCTTCGCCCAATAGTGCGCTTGTATATTTATCATAAGTCTTACTATCCATGTGAATCAGCTTAGTGATATTAGGTCTTGTCAGTTCAATATTGGCGAACTTGGAAATAAGAACCAGCTGCATAAAGAAACCTATATGGGCAGCTTCTAAATCAATCCATATAATATTATTAGAAAAGGTTACACATTCTGGTTCCATAGGCGGAACACGATAAATGTTGCGTCTGGTTTTGAACACAAATCCATTATCTTCATAGTACGGCTTGATGTTTAAGAACTCCTTAAATTGCTTGTTAAAGTCATTCAGACTTTTATCTCCTGTTGTTCTTTTAAGTTCTTCTAAAGTGGTATGTACATAATAGTATTCATCCCTGCGCAAAGACAAACAGAAAAATCTGAATATATTGGCAGGTTTGAATTGAGATAGCATAGAATAATTAACCGTTGCTCTGTCCTTGCTCCCTATTGGTAATAATCTTCTCATATTCATTAGTTGCTGATTGAACATTGTTGGTAAACGCTAAATATTTTTTCTCACGTTCCATTTTGTAATAGTAGGCAGTGCCAAAATATATCTTAGCTTCCTTTCTATTGTGAAACTTCTTTCCTGTTGGTAGATGAATTATCATGTCAGTTAAAATATTAGTAAATTAATAAGATAGTTTCTGCAATGAAATATAATAGGTAGTAACCTTTCCATTCTTCTTTCTCCTTGTCTTTAAATAGTTATTAAGATTAGCCCACAATCCAATGTGAACCTTGTTATCTTTTACTCCCTGTTTAAGAGCCTTAACCCTAATCTGTTCATAAGTAAATTCTTCCATTTTAGATATTCTGAATAGTTTGTAAGTCAGTCAATCTGTGTGGTGGGATTATCTGTCTGTGGTACTATAAAGATAGTAATTCCATAAGTGGGGAACTAATGATAAGACCACACATTTAAGAATCTGACTTTAAACTATTCAGAATGTCTAAGGACTTGGGGAGAGTAAGCCCACCTGTCAGATGGGCTTTGCTGTTGGTGCTTTATGCTTCCAGAGCTTCTTTCAATATCTTAATGAAATCATTCTCTGATTTAACCCCTTTCCACTTATCTTCTTTGTAGTTCTTGTATTTCAGATTGTCAAGAGCTTTAAATGCCTGTTCTTCACTTATAGATATGGCATGACTGTTGAAGCCTTTGATGAAGTAACGCTTAGTGATGAAAGAAACATCCATCTTTGCTGCTTTGCATAAGTTGATGAACTTGTTCCCTCTTTCAATGTCAACCTTTGCATCTTTGGGAAGTATAAATTCTTCTCCTTGTAACACATTGTTTACCTGTTTGTCAGATAGACTTTTACCTGTGTAAATCAACATAGCTGTGGTTGGATTGAACCCTTCGTTCAGCAATTTTGCTACATTTTGGAATAGTTCATCATTAGAAGTCAAAGAAGCTACAACTAATCTGTCTTTTTTATCCCAACTGCTGCCTACATTATTAATATCAACCAAGTATTCACCAACATTCTCAATATCCCTTACGTGAACATTTGGAATCATATTCTGATATTTCCCTGTTGCAATCAGTTTGGCGAATGCTGTACTTCTATGCTGACCGTCAAGAATAACAAAGTAGTCTTTGGCTTCTTCCTTAGTCAGTTCCTTTCCGTTGATGTCCGTTACAGTATAACCTGCTTCAATCAGTTTGGACGCTTCCATTACAATAATAGGGAAAGCCTTGTCATATTTATTGGCGGCTATCAAGGCTATAAAACCGTCCACTTTTTTAGAGCTTACAGGTCGGTTGTTCTTTACAAATGCTATCTTCTTCTGTTGTTCCGTTCTTGCACCTGTTTCATCATCCACTACAGAGAATGTGAAAGAACTGTTGACAGCTTTCTCCTTAGAGATTCTTTCAAACTCTTTTGCCTGTTCCATTTGGGTTTTGGCTTCATCAACGACTTTCTGTTGTGCTGCTATTACAGCTTCGTTTCTGTTACCTTTTATAAGGCGGTTCAATTCTTTCTCTTCCTGCTCAAAGACTTTAGTCAGTTCTTCTATGTTACCCATAATTGTGTTATTTGATTCTACACTATTGTTTACCATCTCTACTGCATTTACATTTAATGTTGTCATATTCGTTTATTTTTAATTGTTATTAAAATGTTCAGTGCAACCCTCAAACCTATGTACACTTGGTTATCTGATTACGTTGCAAAACTACTTGCTTCTGGGCTGATTAAAAGAGAGAAATTAATGAGTGGTTTTACTTCCCCTCTTAATTGTCAGCTCTTCCGCTATCGTTTTGACGGTGCAAAGATGGGATATAATGGCAGGATTAAAAGAGAGAAAAAAAGTCCTGCTTTCATGTACCCTCTTAATGGTATGAAGCAGGACTGTATTAATTATCAGATGTTTATTAGAAATATATGCTGTTCGCAGTATCAATTCTCTTGTCTTTATATTGCTTGATGTAGCCTTTTAAAACATCTTCATCATCTGAGAATTTACTATGTTTGGATAGTTTGGTGAAGTAGATAAGCTTTGATATGAGCAATGTCTTACTAAGTGATATGGTGCTTCCTTTCTTCTGTCTGACATTAAACTGCTTGTTATATGGAGATAGATTGAAGAAGTCATTGAACATCTTATAGAACAGCCATATCTGAACGGACTCCTTTTCTTCTGCATGGGTGCTTATGCTGACTTGTTGGCTCTGCATCCAAGGGTGTTCCTCTATCTCTTTTAGGTTATTGGCGATGGTAGTAGCTAAGTAACCTATTGCATTGGCATTATCAATTACTATCTGATGCTTACCCTCTACCTTTACAGATATAGTGATAGGTTTCTTAAAACTTACTCCAAATTGGTTAATCTCCTTATGGTTGTCAGCTATGGCTTTGGTGAATTTGGTGAGCTGTTCTATTCCAATGCCTGTAGCTTTCATTCCGTCCAAGCACGTGCCACAAGTATAGTCAAAGATGAACAGAAGTAGAAACCAGAACTTGTCTATATCAACTCCCAAACCTTTTAAAGTATTTTGTATGTCCTCATTGGCTATATAATCTCCGTATGTGAAGTTGCCATATAGTTTATTCTGATTGTATCTTCTTATGAATAGAGGTAAGGCGGTAGTGCCACAGACGTATCTTTCTCCTGTGGCTGGGTCTATATCTACGTCTGGAACATATTTAACGGCTATGGCTTCCATGTATTCCAAACGGGTGTCAATGTTTATATAATCTTCCTTTAGCTTATCCATAATCATTAGTTTAAGGCAAAGTTAAAAAAATAATCCTCACCTGCATTGCTACAAGTGAGGAATTATTAGCTTACTTACCAAACACGTATTTCACAACCTTGGTATTAGCCTTGTTTTCATTTACGAAGTCGCGTTCAATATAAATGTCTGTCACCTTCATAGAGTCATCAATATGGTTGAGGGCTGCATGGACTGTATATTTGTCTATGCCTACTTTGTTGAGAGCGATAGTAGCCCAACTATGCCTTGCTGCATAGTACTCCAAATCATCTACTTCTAATATTGAACCAATCTCTTTCAATCCAGAATTGATAGCCTTGTTAAAAGTCTTTTCATCCCCATAGAATTGATGGAAGTTAAACAGACGTTTGCCTGTGCTATCTTTGTACTTATCAATAAGAGGTTGCACTATCTTAGGAATATCTACCATCATTTTTGCACCATCCAATCTGCGAGCTTTGGTCTTAGTTCTGTTATAGATAATAGTGTTCCCTCTCATTTCAGTAGCATTGTAAAGGTCTGCTGAATTGATTCCCATAAGGCAGAATGAGAGAATGAAACAATCTTTAGCCAAGTTATAACGGCAGGTGGACTTATATCCTTTCTTCATGTCTTTATAAGGCAGCTTCCACACCTTTTTAATGATGTCTGCTGGAATGGCTCTCTTACGTGTAGCTTCCTGTTTAGGTATCTTGAAGTCTTCAAAGGGTGAGTTAGGAATAAGAATAAGGTTCTTGTCCTTCTTATTGAACTTACGTTTGGCTTCATTGAACAGCTTCTTGATGCTTACCAAGTAGAGGGAAAGAGTGCGGTTAGAGGTCACACGTTTACCTTGCTGCATCAGTTTCTTGGTACGTGCATCACGTTCTCCAATTAAAAATGCTTTGAACTGTTCCAAGAAGTCTAAGGTGATAAGATTTATATCTAATTCTTCCTTGCCAACAAATCGTACCAAGGCATTGATGGCAGTAGTGTAATTGGGTGCTCCTTTAATAGTAGCAGAAGCTATCCACTCACGACTGAACTTTATAAAGTCAATGGTCTGTTGCTTCTCTTGCTCTCCGTTTAGGAACTCAATTATCTCATCCAATGAATAATGATTTTGGTCTAATTGCAGTTTTAGACACTGTTCCCTATAATAGAGAACAAGCCTATCTATCTCTCTCTTAATGGAAGTGTCCTCTTTGAATTTGAGGGATTTAGTTAGGTCTTGTTGAGTTACAAACAGGTTGGTGGATAAGCGTTTTACCTTGCGGTCTAATGTGAATCTAATCTTGACGTTATAAGTTCCGTCAACTTTTAGTTCACTCCTTTTAATCTCAGCTTTAATAGTCAGCATATTAGCTCTATTTTAATTAGTCAACAATTAGTCAACATCTGCTTAAATTAGGAGTAAATCAACCAAGAGCAACAGATTTATATCTGGAGGGTCTGCAAACAAAAAAGGCTGTATTCCGTTAGGAATCAGCGCATAGCTCTCCTAAAGCCAGCGGCCTCAGCTTCTTTGACTGTTAGGGCTAGAAACTCTCCTTGCTTGTCGATCTTTACTTTGTCATATTGTTGGTCGAACGGCAGGTGGTAGATCTTCTCTCCAGAAGAAGAAATATTGCACTTGATCATAGGAAAGTCTTTCCGTAACTTGTAGTTTTCTTCGATCTCGATACCCAATTCTTTTGCGCATTCTTTGGCGAAGTCATCTAGCTTTGTTGTAGTAATAAAAACTCCTCTAACTACTTCTCTCGGGTGCTTTCGCTTATATTCAAAGATTGTTCCAAATAGTTGGAAAATATGCTTTTCAAAAATAGTTTTCTTTGCTGACCAACACTTAGCTTGAACTATGAGAGTGTCTCCCATCCCTGCAAACTCTTTGCAAATTAAATCGCGTCCCCTATCTTTTTTCTTGTCTTGAATACCCGTGTATTCGACCAGATAATTTGCTTGCTCGTATTCCCAGCCGAGTTGCAGTTCAAACAATTTTCCTACGTAGCTCTGACTTGTGTGTTTTAAAAACCGATCGAGGGCAAGTTGGTTACGCTCTGATGTCGGAAGTTTTTTGTACTCCTCTGAAGACATGAATCTTCTTACTCTGTCTACTCCAGAATCATCAGTTAGATCCATAGGTAAGAAACCGTTAGTTTCTTCCAAAATCTCCTGTTCGTACTCTTCTACAATTGGGAAGTATTCTTTAATGGTCTCCAGTTCGGACTTTAGAAGGACGTTCTCTTCGACAAGAGCTTTTTTCTCTCTCTTAATTCTGGCCACTTCGTTGGCAGCCGTTATTGCAGGTCTAGCCTTGTATCGTAAGCATTCTTCTAAAGCTTCATCCTGTGCTTCTTTATGCCTGGCAATTAACTTTGCAAGCCACTTGCGGCCTTCCAAAAAATCTTTCTTGAAGCAACTGTTTAATTTGAGAGTTCCCAACAATATGTTTTGGTTCCCCTTTATTTCTTTTTGAAGTTCGGCTCTCTGTGCTTCGATTTTTTTCAGAACTTCCTCATTGTCTTCCAGAATCTTTCTGTTTTTAAAGAGTACTTCATCATCTTCTTTTTTTAAGTTCGATATTCTGGAGAGCGAGTAAATCAACCAGACGCTATAAGCGAGCACTAGGATGAATAATACGAAACCTTCATTCATCAGAGCCTGCTTGCAGTCCACGCGAAGACAATTTTCCCAATAACCCGAACAGTATCAAGTTCGTCCTTTGGAATGTACATTTTTTCGTAATCCTTATTGTCGGAGATTACTATCAAGCCGCCGTCAATATTTCTCTGGATGCGTTTTACGAAAAGTTCTCCGCCGATATTGAGGGCATAAATAGCATCACTGGTGATTTTCTCGATACCCGTATCCACCAAGAGGATGTCTCCATTCTCAAACGTGGGAACCATTGAATCCCCGCGGCCTGTAATGACTTCCAACTTATTGAACGATGAGCAGGATACATGCTGCCTCAGCCAGCTCTTGCGGATTGAAAGATGTTCGACCACTTGATCCTCGTCAGGATAGACAACATCCCCGGCACCCATTGAGGCGGTTGCATTGAATCTCGGTATTTTGATGATGTCGTCCGGATCAGAATCAACGGTTTCTTCTTTGACAACAGGGATAGGCTCCTGGCCAGTCAAACTCTCCAATGAAACACCTAAGACTTGAGCAATCGCGGTTAAGCGGTCAAGTTTTGGCGTAGCCGTTCCCTTTTCCCACTGTTGAACTGATTGTGGTCGAATTCCTAATCTTCTGGCCAATTCACTCTGATTCAATCCAGAACGCTTTCTTGCCTCTGCAATGTTCGAGGCTATCTGTTCCTTATTCATAAGAGGCTCCTTCCCCTTAATTCTACAAGGTTTACCTGTAGGCGGATATTTTTAAACAATACAGTCAATGCTTGTAATAATTAAGTATCACTTGTAGAATTGACTGTAGATTTTTAAAGAGGTTTTTAAATGAGCGCTAAAACTGCCTTAAAGAAGGCCATCAAGATAGCTGGCGGCCAAAGTGCTTTGGCCAGGAAGCTCGGCATTAGCCAGCAATCCATACAGCAATGGGTCGTTGTACCGCTAAAACGAGTGAAGCAGGTTTCTGAAATCACCGGTGTCCCCCGTGAAGAGTTAGCTCCTGAGTTGTTCAAATAATGTTCCTACATCCTGAAAATCGGCGTGGTGACATCGTGGTCAAATGCGCCGTTACAAAAGAGATGAAAGCAAAGCTCGACGCTGTTTGCATAGCTGAAAACTTGCATTCAAATGAGCTGCTTTTGTGTCTCCTTCAGGATTTCTTCCAACGTGAAGAATACAAGGTCAGTTTATGGATGCGGCTTGTAGCTGACAAGGAAAAAGAAAGTAATTCTGAAGTACCTCAGAGTTCTCGGATTAAGGGGGAACGACATGAGCTTTGACGCTATCAAGTGGGCCATAAACCAGGACATTGACGATCCAAAAGAGAAACTACTTCTGGTCGTTCTTTCTGACTTTCTTAACGACAAATCCAGACAGTGCAATCCGTCTCGCGAAACTTTGATGCGAAAGGCATGTATCAAGAACAACAAGACACTTTCTTCTAAGTTGGACAGTCTTGCCTCAAGAGGTCTAATCGAAATTGTCAGAGGGAAGGGTGTATCTAATCACTACCTAGTTCAGAACCGAACTACGTTCAGTACTGAACCACGTTCAGCAGTGAACCACGTTCAGCAGTGCACTACCACCCAGTTCAGTACTGAACCTACACCTAGTTCAGCAGTGAACCACGAACCTATTAATGAACCTATAAAGGAACCTATTAATAACTCTAAAGAGAGAGCACCTGATTTTTCGTTAACGGCTCCAGAGAAGACAACTATTTCCAAAACGGAAACAGTTGCTAAAAAAGAAAGGAAACCTCGAAGCCCTTATCCGTTCTCTGAGAATGATCCCATTCCTGAAGAGTTTTTAAAAATCGCTCAGTCATACAACATCCAGGATCCTCAGAAACTTTTCAAAAACATGATCCTTTGGTGCAAGGCCAACGATAAGCCCTACAAAAACTGGAAGGCTGGTTACACGAGATGGTGCATCAAGGAAGTTGAATTCAAGAAAGCAAAAGAACAAAAGACAACCTCCAAGCCTTTTGCTTACGAACCGCCTGGCGGATTCACAGAAGAGTACTACCGAGAGCAGTGCAAATTTGATAAAGACGGGAATTTAATACTATGAACAACACCGAAATCAAAAATCTCAAAGCCGTTAATACCATTCTCGGAAAATTGGAAATACGGCAAGTTAAAACAAATTGCCCATTGCACGGGGAATACCTTGCAAATCAAGTCTGGTTAAGCGGACAGATCAAGGAAGTAAGCGAATGTCCTGAATGTTTCAAACTCAAGCAAGCTCAAAAGGCTATTGAGGAAGAGAAGGCTATGCAAGAAAAAGCCCAGAAAAGCCGCATGGAGAGAATCAAAGAAACTCGTATGCCTCTTGAGTATCAGACAAAGGACTTCTCAACCTTTTTCCAAGACACAGAAAGCCAGCGCGAAGCATTCAACATGGCAGAGCGTTTTGTTAATGGTTGGGAAAAAGCTAAGGCTGGCGGTTACGGTTTGTTATTCCTCGGCGGTTGTGGCACCGGTAAAACTCACCTTGCGTGCGCAATCATGTTGGAGCTCATGGAGCGTTATCTATTCGTTTATCCAAGGTACTACAAGGTCAGCGAGATTTTCTCAGCCGTCCGGAGCACTTACCAGACTGGGGTAATAACGAACGAAGAGGAAATGCTGAAGTTCTTTTCTTCGATTCAGCTTCTAGTGATTGATGAAGTCGGCATCCAAAAAGGCTCCGAGGCTGAAAAGAGAATCCTCTTTTCCATTCTCGACAATCGAGTGACTTCAAACAAGCCGACCATCCTAATGAGCAATCTCGGGCCCAAGGCGCTGGCTGAACTACTCGGCGACCGTCTTTATGACCGTGTGCGATCTAAATGCGTGCCAATGCTTTTTGCCGGGCCATCCATGCGTAAACCCGCTACTGCTGATCTTTTCGATTGAGGTGCGGTATGTCTGATTCTGCATGGACGCTGCTGATGATCATGCTGGCGCCGGTCGTGTTCATCAACCTGGTGCTCTTCGGGTTGCTCGTGAGAGCTGCTCTTCAGATCAGTAAGGAAACCAAATTAACCGATCGGTTGAAAAGGAGTTAGAGCATGGACGCTATCCCATATTTTTGTTTGTACCTGAGCTCTTGTTGTTTTGTCGGTTGTTATTTGACAGGTAACGATATGCACTTCGATTTTGCCAATTTCCTCGCTCTTGTTGGTTGTTCCGGAGGAGCTCTTAGTCTCCTTGACTTTGCATGGTTCGCTTACTACGGATCGAATATTGACTACAGCTTGCCGTTTTTGGCGATGGTTGTAGCAGTCTGTTTCGTTTGCGCTTTCCAGAGAAAGTCATGAGCGGGTGCTGCTTGTATTGCAAACACGCTGGTGCAGGTTGGATCAGTACTAAAGACGGCTCTATACACGTAGATAGACATGACGACTTTTACAAGGCCATGAATATCTATTGCAACAACCCAGAAACAGGAATGGATGGTCAGTGTTTCCAAATCTCTTTCACCAGATGCTCTCTTTTTGAACGGGCAACAGATGAACGAATTAAGAAACGAATTGATTTTTATTCAAAGTTTCCGAGATTCAGGACACACGCAGAACTAATCGCACAAAGACGATAACCAACTAAGGAGAAAACCAATGGAAGATTTTGAAATCCTAATTCTTATTTTCAACATCATCACCTTTGCAATAGCAGTGGGAGCTTGCATTTTGTACTCAAATCTGGAACTTCTGCACAGATGTACCAGGTCGGCTCTTGAGCTTGCTGAGGAAGACATTGAAAAGCTCCAGGCAGAAATCGACTTTCTGAAAAAGAACAACGACTAAGGAGCAGATATGGGAAAAGCACAAAGAACTAAAGGAGCGACTGGAGAGCGCGAAGTCTGCGAACTGATTTTCCAGAATCTAGGTATCCAAGTACACCGCAACCTCTCCCAAACCCGTGACGGAGGAGCCGACATCAAGCTCAACCCTTACTCACTCGAAGTAAAACGGAGAGCGGCAATCGGAAATTTGTATGAATGGATGGAGCAGGCTGGAAACGGGTGCGAACCTGGAGAGCGACCCATTGTTGTGTGCAGGGCCGACCGTAGAGAATGGTTGGCCATTCTACCCATAGAAGAATTATTCAGGCTGATCCGTGAGGAAGTTTCGGCGACTGGAGGGAAATGATGAATGAAGAAAAACGAGATCCAAGGGGAGTTGTTCGAGCATATCGATATCACTCCTTACTGCCAATCGAAGCCCAAAACCGACTTATTGAAGCAGTCGGACTTAGAGAGGGAGAAGGAAAGGTACAACGAGATCTGCGCATATCGAGAACGATTGATCGAGTTAAGAGCCAATATCCAGAGTTTTTCCGAGCTCGGTCTTGACCCGTCCACGGTCCTTCTCTCTGACGCATCAGTACGTGTCGGAGTGTCCAGCCCAAAGGCGAAGTATTCAGATCAGGATCTTATTCACTGCTTTGATCTTCGTTTAGCGGGCCTTTCTTTGCGTGAGATTTCTCAGAAGATGGACATTCCAATACGCACTTTACGTGACATTTTCTCAGGCAAAAGGCGTGCAGTTATTCCAACCAAGTTCAAATGACCGTGCGCATGTCTCACTAGACGCTAACTACCATCAAAATGAGGAGAAAAATATATGGCTAATTCAAGATTTCCAAAATTTGGGTACGGGCGATCAGCAGTCTTTGCAAAAGGTCGGATGAAGGCTGGGATGCTCAATAAAACTGAGCAGAACTACAAAGAGTATTTGGAACAAGAACGCCAGTGTGGAAGAGTTATTGCCTACTGGTTTGAAGCTATCAAGTTGAAGATTGCCGAAGGGACTTGCTGGTACAACCCTGACTTCCTCGTTTTGCGTCCAAATGGAGATTTGGAGCTTCACGAAGTCAAAGGTTGTCCACGCCTGTTTGCTGATGACGCAAAAGTTAAAACGAAAGCCTGTGCAACTCTTTACCCGTTCAGAATGTTTGTAGTGTTTCCTCGCTCTAAGGCCAACGGAGGCGGATGGGAGTATCAGGAATACTAATCGGGGTTTGTCATGGCCAAGAAAGGAACATTAACCGATAAACAAAAGCGGTTTATAGATGAGTATCTTGTCGATTTGAACGCCACCCAGGCGGCTATTCGCGCTGGTTACAGCCCTAAAACAGCTCGTGCTGTCGGTTCCGAGAACCTTACAAAACCTGACATTGTTGACGAGATCAAAGCGCGGTTAGACGGGATTACCCAGAAGACCGCATATGACGCCGAAGCCTGGCGAAATGATCTGATTTTGTTGAAGAAGCGTTTTATGCAAGAGCGGCCGATTGTAGACGCTGAAGGCAATCCCTTTATTGATGAGAACGGTGATCCTATTGTGACCACGGCTGAGCCAAGCGGAGCGTTGAAGGCACTCGAATTGCTAGGAAAACACATGGGGTTATTTATTGAGAAGAAACAAGTAGATATCAATATTACAGATCGTTCAACCTGGCTTAACGAGGTGCTGAAAGATGTCAAAGATGAATGAAGAGGCTGTGAACTTTGAGATGGGCCTAAGGCGCCTGGCTATCGCTTGCACGAATGATCCGCTCCTTTTCGTCCAAAAATGCTTTAGATGGGGACACGGTGAGCTGGCAAACTATGAAGGCCCTGACGTGTGGCAGCAGAAAATCTTGTGTGACATCCGCGACCGGCTGAAGAACGGTGAGACACGGCATAAGGCCATTCAAATTGCTGTAGCCAGCGGGCACGGTATCGGGAAAACGGCTTTTGTGGCCTGGATTATGTTGTGGGCAATCTGCACATATCCAGACATGAAAGGTGTAGTGACCGCCGAAACCAAGAACCAGCTCATAACTAAGACCTGGAGTGAGTTGCACAAATGGCACCACCTTTGCCTGTTTAGAGACTGGTTTGAGGTGGCCGCAGAATCCATTTTCTCTACTCAGCCAGGGCACAAATACACCTGGCGCATTGACGCTATCCCCTGGAACGAGAACAACACGGACGCCTTCCAAGGTTTGCACAATCAAGGGAAGCGGATTCTTGTCTTGTTCGATGAAGCCTCAGTTATTGCTCAAAAGATTTACGAAGTCACAAAAGGCGCATTGACCGACAAGGACACGCAAATTATCTGGTGCATTTTCGGAAACCCGACACGCCCAGATGGCCCATTCTTCGATGCATTCCACAAGAGCCGCCACCGTTGGATCACGTACAACATTGACAGCCGAACCGTGAAGATCACGAACAAGGAGCAGTTGCAAGAGTACGTTGAGGATTATGGAGAAGATTCAGACTTCGTGAAGGTTCGCGTGAGAGGCGTATTCCCCAGCGCATCAGCTAAGCAATTCATTAACCGTGAGGACGTTGACGCGGCTATGAACCGCGATGTGGGACAGGTCAACTACTCCAGAACAGTTGCAATCCTAGGTGTGGACGTGGCCAGAGAAGGCGATGACCGCTCGGTTATTGCCACGAAGATAGGCCGAGACTGCACTATGCCGCTGAAAGTCTTTCGAGGCCTGGACGGGCCTCAGCTCGGAATGCAGGTGCTCATGTATGCGAACGAATTGAAACAGAGGGGCATTCCTCGTGTGTACGTAAACATTGACTACACAGGTGTGGGGGCCAGCCCTTACGACTGGTTAAAAGACAAGGTGCAGCACCTCAACAAGGTCATCAGTGCCAGCCAGAGCACGAACCCACAGAGGTGGGCAAATAAGCGTGCAGAAATGTGGGACAAGATGAAAGACTTCATTAAAGACGATGGAGTGATCCCCCAATCCGAGGAGCTGGCCGAGGACTTGTGCATACCTGAGAAACTCATTGACCAGAAGGGACGGTTACTCCTGGAATCCAAAGATTCAATGAAACGCCGCAACATGAACTCTCCAGATACCGCAGACGCTCTGGCATTATGTTTCGCTATTCCCATTCAAGAGTACATAGAAGACGATAGCTGGAGACATCAGCGGATCAACCGCCATAAAGGAATCCGCGATCCATACGCGTAGAGGGTGTGCGCATCAATCTGCGTACAGGCTCGACAATCGGGACATGATGAAGATCGAAACCTGTACGCTCTCAGACTTATTCAATGACCCTCGGTATGAGGATGTGTGCCTGCACTACAGACAGGAGGCCGGACACATCAACCTCAAGGGCATTGTTGACAAGGACAAATACTCATTCCTTGCACAGAACGGCCTACTGCTTTGCGCCCGTGCAGTGAGTGAGGGTCAGCTAGTAGGGATCATGGCCTTAGTCATGTGTCCTTCTCTCCACAACTCTAAAGACGTGGCCAACGTGGATACCTTGTTTTTAGAGCCTGAGCATCGAGGCCACGGTCTGCAATTCTTACGCCACGCAATAAAAATGGCGCGGGAGTTTGGCGCCTCAGGTATTCGATTTTCTGCATCCGCTGGATCCAGAACGGAGCAACTCTTTGACAGGTTATTCCAGCGCTCGGACGTTACTTACTACAAGTCTTTGGAGGATTAATCATGGGTATGGAAATGCTGGGATATGGCCTGCTTATGGCCGGATCTGCCGCACTCACTTCTCACACACAGAGCCGATCCGCTCGACGCCAGGCCAGCGCTCAGAAGGACGCCACGGAAGAAGCCAAACGCAACGCGGAGAAACAAGCTGAACAACAGCGTGAGCAAATGCGTATGCAGAACCAGAAGACCGCCGACATTAGCAAAATCCTCGGCGACAACACCAACGACCTGTTATCAGGCGGTCAAACCATGCTGACTGGCGCCGGCGGTGTGGATCAAAACGACATGACGCTGGGCAAGAAATCCGCTTTAGGGTGATGACATGAAAGAAGTTCGGCAGGAAATTTTGCGGCGCTGGAATAGCCTTGTAATGGAGCGCGATCCCTATCTGCACCAGTGGATAGAGATTTCAAAATTCCTGCGACCCGCTAACGGGAAATTCCTCAATCCGACAACACAGAATGAGGCAAAAACCCGTTGGAATAACATCTATGACAACACCGCGCTCAGGGCATCGGATATTTTGGCCAAGGGCTTAATGTCCGGCATGACAGACCCGAGCCAGCAGTGGTTTTTCCTCACAACTGGGAGCCCCGACCTAGACGAATCCGTCCAAGTTCGCCGCTGGCTCTCGGATGTCTCGCAGATCCTCTACATGACATACGCCAAGACCAATCTCTATCAGGCCCTGCATCATGCGTGGCTTGAGGCTGGTTTATTTGGCATTCTGGCTATCATCATTGAAGAGGATGAGGAGAAAGGATTTAACTGTATTCCGCTGACCGCTGGCGAATACTGCATATCGTGCGACAGCAAAGGAACTCCGGATACTATCTACCGCGAGTTTTCGTTATCGCTGAGGCAGATCGTTCAGAAGTTTGGTGAAGACGCTTTGCCATATTCTCTCTACCAAACGTACAAGGGCGGCCAGAAGGACAAGCTCTATACGATCATTCATGCAATCGAGCCGAGAGAAAAACGCGATACACGCTCAAAGTCCAATAAGGACATGCCGTGGCGATCCGTCTATCTGCTGAAGGATGCAGGAGACGATCAGAAGCCGATTCTCCGAGAATCGGGATACCGAATGTTTCCTGCCGTGGTCGGACGCTGGGGAGCGATCAGCACGGAAACCTACAGTTGTGAATCTCCTGGCATGGTCGTTCTGGGAGATGTCAAACAGCTCCAGCATGAGCAGAAACAAAAAGGGAATGCCATTGATTACATGGTGAATCCGCCTATTGGGCTACCGTCCGAAGCCAAGGATTCAGACATAGACATGGATCCGGGCGGTCAATCCTTCATTAACGGAGCCACTGGCAGGAAGCCCGCTGAGCAGTTGTGGAACGTGGCCATTAACCTCAATGACCTGAGGCAGGACACTTTGGAGGTACAAAACAGAATCCGCGCTGGATTCAATGTGGATATGTTCCTCATGCTCAGTAACCAGTCTGCCCTCAATCAGATGACTGCCACTGCCGTGGCCGAGTTGCACGAAGAGAAGCTGCTGATGCTCGGGCCCGTTCTCTCCAGATTCAATAATGAGGTTTTGCGACCGCTCATTGACCGCACGTTTGACATCCTGAACGAAGAAGGATTGATCCCGCCAGCTCCCGAAGAGATTCAGGGCACGGATTTAAATGTCGAGTACACATCAATCCTGAGCCGTAGCCAGAAGGAGGTGCAGTCACGCACCGACCAACAGGCCATTCAGGAGGCGCTCCAAATTGCTCAGTATCAGCCTGACTTCCTCGACAACTTCGATCTGGACAAGTACGCCCAGATTGTTTCCGACAAGCGCGGTGTTTCGCCTGAAATCCTCCGTTCTTCTGACGAGGTGGCCGCAATCCGCCAGCAGAGAGCACAGCAACAACAGCAGGCTCAGCAGCAACAGCAAATGGCTCAGAGCGCTGACATGCTATCCAAGCTTGGGAAAGTGCCAGCGGGCCCGGGAACACTGGCTGGCCAAGCTGTCCAGGGTATGCAAGACATGGCAGCCGAGGGAATGCAATAGGGTGTGCGCATCAAAAAATCACGAGGATTGACAATGAGCAAAGTTACAAGAGACCCGTTTGATAACTCCCAGCGAGAAAAGGACGAAGAAAAGAATCTTGAGGCATTCCGAAAGGAGGCTGACTTCCAAGAGGCTCTGATCAATGTCCTGAACACAAGAGACGGAATGACAGTGCTGAAACGAATTTTTGATGACAGCGGTTTCTTCTCCTCGGCATTCGATACGAATGCTTTGAACATGGCTCGCAAGGAAGGGAAGCGGGAATTTGCACAACAGGTTTTTAACAACGTTCTCAAGTACGCCCCTGAAAAGATTGGCGAATTGAGACCTAAGGAAACGAAATGAGCGAAGGTACAGCAGCCGAAAATCAGACAAGCGAGGCTACAACCAACGGCACGCCTAATCCTGATTCTCAGGGTCAGCAGGGAGAATCCACGCTGATTGATGAAATCTCCAAGGCAACTCCTTCTCAAGAGGGACAGCAGTCTCAGGAGGAAGGAAAGACCGAAGAGAACAAAGAAGAGAAAAAGGAAGACAAGGCGCAAGAGACCGGCGGAGCTCCGGAGAAGTATGAAGATTTCAAGGCGCCGGAAGGCACAACCTTAGACGCAGAAGTCGTCAAAACTTTTTCAGAAGTCGCTAAGTCTCTGAATCTGCCTCAAGCCAAGGCCCAGGAAGTCATTGACAAGCTGGCGCCGAAGTTGGCAGAGCGACAGATTGAAGTGCTGAAACAGACCAATGCGACATGGAAAGATAAATCGCTCCATGACGCAGTGATCGGCGGCGACAACTGGAAGAACACAATCTTTTCAGCTCAACGAGCGCTTAAAGAGTTTCAGAACCCCGAAGGAGAGTTTACTGATCCAGATGTTTACGAACTGGCGACCTTTGCCGGTAATCATCCGGGCCTGATCAAAATCCTCAAACATTTTGGCGACAGCATGAGAGAGGACAAGACGGTTAGAGGCAGCTCCAATCGAACTCTCACTCCAGACGATATTTACGGTAAATAAAGGAGTTAAAAATGGCAGACGCATTCACTGGAATGACCCCTGTTACGCTTGCTGAATGGCAGGCTCTCGTACCCGAAGGCAACACTCAGATCAACATGATGATTCAGACCATTCGGGATTATCAGGCGTTCTTTGACCGTGCCACTTTAGTTCGTGGTAATGACGGCCAGGGCAAGAAGGGCCTTGTTGGAGAAAAGTATCCTGAAGGTCAGCTTGTCGGATTGAACGAAGGCTGGAGCGCATCCAATGCGGCTGGCCGTGCAGTTCGTTATCCGTCCTGTACAGCACGTGACCGTTCTGTTATTGCCAAGAACATGCTTGAAAAAATGCCTGACAAGGAGCGCAATGCTTTTCGCATGCGTACCGATCAGATGTTCATACGCGGCTTAACCCGTGGCATGGTCAAGCGTGTTTTCCAGGGCAACCCTGCAACAGACCCGCGTGATTGCATGGGTTTGGCAAATATCGTTCTTCCTGATCGTGATAATGGTGTTTGGAAGGATTCCATCATTGATGGTGGCGGCACAGGTACAAAACTGACCTCCATCTACTTCATTGACTGGGATCCGAATGAAATGACTTGTTTCTTCCCGCAGTATGGGGGAGCCGCCGGCGTGTCCATGGAAGCAATCAAAGAGCCCGTCTATGTTCCTGACGCGAACGGCAAAATGTATCCCGCATATGTCACTGAATTCGGATATGACCTGGGCGTTTACGCTGGCAATCCTGAAAAGATTGTGCGTATTGCTAACGTTGATCCGACCAAGATCACGACTGACAAGGGTGCAACAGATCTGCTTAAGAAGTTCGTTGAGGCTCGTCACCGCCTGAAGGCAGCTGACTTCCGTAATGTCGGTATTTACTGCACGGACCAGGTGGGCCTGATCTATGACCTTCAGTTGCTTGAAAAGACCAAGTACACACTTGAGTACAAGACTTTTGGTCAGCGTGAATCAATGCTCTCCTTTGGCGGTATTCCGATCTATCAGTACGGCACCGACGTTTTGCCGTCTACAGAATCCAAGATCACGATTTCTTAAGGGGATAAAAATGATCATTGACCAAAAGATGATGTTTTGTGAAAAGGCAGAGGCCAAAACCGCGATCACGTCTAATGTGCTCGATTTTGTTTCGGATCAGACCTCTCCTTACTTGAATGCTCATGGAATGGTACTCTGCATTTTGACACCGACAGCGATTGCCGGAACTTCCATCACATTCAAGCTTCAGGAATCCGCGGACAAATCCACGTACACGGATGTCATGACCACAAAGGCGCTTACGGCTACAGACCTGAAACAGCCCTTGCTTATTGCTCTGCCGCCGATTCATAAGCGTTACCTGAAGTTGGTTTCCACGCCGACTTCAGTTACCGCCGGAACTATCACCGCCTTTATTGGCAATGACGTTCAGCTGGGTTCCCCGCTCCGCACGCAGGGAATTGAATTCCCCGCCGAAGCAGCGGCAAGTTCTAGTTAGTTCTCTAGTTGCAGTTTTCAGTAGTTGTTAAAAGAGAGGAGGGAGGCTTGAAAACCTCCCTTTTTTAATATGAATGAAGTGTCAATTTGCAATGCCGCTCTGAGCTACTTAGGGCAAAAAGGTACGATCACACGAATCAAACCACCTGAAGGAAATCCGAACGCCGAGGCTTGTGCTGAATACTATCCTCAGGCGCTCCGTTACTTACTGGAGGCGCACAACTGGGCTTTTGCGATCAGGCGCGTGAGACTGCCTGAATACAAGAAATATGACGCCGACTTGTATCAGTGGGCGCACGGCTACCAAGTTCCCTCAGATTATTTGCGCACCGTTAAGGTCTATGAGAAAAGCTCACAGGTGGACGAGGCCGGAATTGATTTTGAAATTGAGACAATCTCAGAAACAGGCTCATTTATTCTCCTGACTGATTCTCCCGCTCCCATGCTCCGATATGTGGCCAGCGTCCAGAACGTGTCAATCATGCCGCAGTATTTCATTCAGGCACTTGTTCTCCAGCTTGCTAGTTATCTGGCAGGTCCACTGATGAAAACTTCTATGGCGCAGCAGATGATCCAAATGGCCGCTCAAGCACTGGAGACTGCGAAGTTTCAGGATTCTCGAAACTCTATCAGGGTCAAGCACGAATATTTAGCGCCCCACCTGGCGGCACGGAGTATCTAAATGTCACTGAAAATCTATAAACAGAGTATCGGAGGAGGTGAGATTTCTCCTTCGATGTACTCCAGGATCACGGATCCTTCATATTCTGCAGGGTTAGCCAAGTGCCGCAATATGATTGTTGAACCTCAAGGCCCTGTAGTGAGGAGGCCCGGATTCTCAATGGTGCGTGAGACCAAATATCCGGACAGAAAATGCCGCCTGATCCCGTTCACATTCTCAGCAACTCAGACGATGATCTTGGAGTTTGGGCATCATTACGTCCGATTTCATACCAACGGCTCCACGCTGATGAACGGCAATGTCCCGTATGAAGTGACGACCGATTATGACGAATCGGAGCTCTTTGATATTGACTATGCCCAGAGCGTGGACATCATCACATTGGTGCACTGCTCCCATCCTCCGAGGGAGTTGAGACGTTATGGCGCGCTGGACTGGCGACTGGTGGACATCACCTTCAATACTTCTCTTACACCGCCCACAGGCGTGACGGCCACCCAGCACATCTTGCAGTCTGCGACTTATAAAGACGGATATGTCCGCAAATATGTAGTGACCTCTTGCAACTTGGACAACTCCGAGGAATCGAAAGCGAGCCAGGGCGCCTCTGTTGTGTGCAACCCGTACGGGGATGGTGCGTACAACACCATTACATGGAATACTGTTGCAGGTGCCGATCATTACCGCGTGTACCGTGATAAGGGAGGCATATATGGCTACATAGGTGAGACCCGTTCCAACTCGATTGATGACGACAATATCGCGCCTGACAGCTCAATTACGCCGCCAATCTATGATGATGTATTCCTCACAAGCGGCGGCATTACGGGGGCAACCGTAACCGCTCAAGGTTCTGGATATGTCGGTCCGAACGGAGAAATTACGGGGATCGACCTGCTAGAGACACAGACATGGGTAGTCGAGGGATCGGGCAGAAACTTCTATGGACCTGTAGCACCTGGAAACTGTTCTGCGTGGCAAAGTGATGACGGCTGGGCATTGAACTTCTATGGCGATGGTGTAGGCCTTGTCCCTAATGACGAGATGATTTCTCTGTTCTCGGCCAGCGTGGAGATTTATGACGCAGAAGGATCAGGTGTCGGAGCGACTGCCAAGGCCATATTCTCTTCTGCCTCAGAATGGATCAAGCTCACCAAGCCTACTGGCAATCTTAATTTCTGTTTGTATGGTTTCCGTCCTATCAAGGGAATCCAGGTCATAAGCGCAGGGGCCGGTTATAAACGGCCGCTTTGCAGAGTGACTATCACATCCTGGCCGACATGGACCTGGAGCCGAAAAGCACTGAACTACAAATTTGAATTCAAGCGTTATACAGGCGAATTTGTGACTTCTGCAAAGAGCGCTGGGTTCTTAGAGACTTCAATCAGAGTGACCGATACAACAGGAAGCGGAGCCGTGTTAGAGCCTGTAATTTCAGGCGGCAAGCTGACAAACGTAATAGTCAAGAATCCAGGCGCAGGATATTCAAATCCGACGGCCACTCTTTATTCAAACTATGGCTCAGGCGCTCAAATCTCTCTGACTGTTGCGAATGCTGGCGACTATCCAGGATGTGTTTCTTACTTCGAGCAGAGAAGGTGGTTTGCCGGCAGTCGCATGAGACCGCAATATATTTGGGCAACGAAGACGGGCACTGAAACAGATATGGGCTATTCCCTCCCGTCCCAATCCACCGACCGCATCAAGGTTAGGGTAGCGAGCCAGGATTCAAACCGAATCCGCCATATCGTCCCCTTGTCTCAGCTCCTTATGCTGACCGCAAGCGGGGAATGGAGAGTGAGCCCAGTGAACTCAGACGCGATCACGCCTGAATCTATGAGTGTGCGGCCTCAGTCTTATGTCGGCTCCAGCCAGACAAAACCGGTCCTTATTAACAACACGATGATCTTTGCCTCGGCTCGAGGCGGACACCTGAGAGAACTCGGCTACAGCTATCAGGCGGGCGGCTATATTACCTCCGATGTGTGTTTGAGAGCGGCCCACCTCTTCGATCATCACGAAGTTGTCGATATTGCATACGCCAAGGCTCCCTACAGCATATTCTGGTGCGTGAACGACATAGGCAAACTAATCTCCTTCACATACGTGCCAGAACAACAAGTCGGAGCTTTTGCACAGCACGAGACCCAGGGCGATTTTGAATCGTGTGCAGTGGTGCCAGAGAGCAATGAGGACATTCTTTATGTCGTGACCAAGCGCAAGATCGGAGACAACACCGTAAGGTTTGTTGAGCGCATGAACGAGTACATCATTGACAAGGATGAAGATTATCTCTTCATGGATTGCGCAGGCACGTATTCAGGCCCAGCCAAGACGGACATCACGGGAATTAGCTGGCTGAACGGGATGAAAGTTTCTATCCTGGCCGACGGCTATTGTGTGCCAGATCAGGTTGTGCAGAATGGCAAAATCACGCTGAGAAGAGCGGCCTCCAAGGTGCATATTGGCCTGGCTTACAACTCTGACATTCAGACGTTACCTCTTGCACTCCAGCTCCAAGACCTCTCTTTTGGCAGTAACCACAGGAAGAACATCAGCGGGGTTGTAGTGAGAATGATTGATTCAGCCTCAATCTTGGCTGGATCAAGTTTCGACAACCTCTATCAGCAGCCGACACGCGGACGGGAAACACCCGGTACACCGCCGAAGAAGAGAAACGGAGAGTTTGAAGTAGATATCGCCGCTTCATGGACGGATGACGGCCAAGTGTGTATTCGTCAGAGCGCCCCGCTCCCGCTGAAAATCTCCAGTATTACCGTAACCTGCGACGTGGTGTAGTGCGCATCAAACTCTAGGAATCCTCCAATATCTATGCTGAGTTGGAGGATTTTTTATGGCCGGATCTAGTTTCTCTTTTGGCACACTAGGCCTTATTTCTACAGGTGTTTCCACACTCTTTAACGCCTTCGGTGCTAAGAGTGTCACGAAGTACAACAATGCTATAGCGCAAGCTCAGGCCGATATTGCAAAGATCAACGCAGACACCATGAACTTGCACTATCAGCAGAGATTGTTCGCCGCTGAAGGTGAGTATCAGCGCGAGACCAGGCAAGCGGCTCAGGTTAAAGCACGGCAGAAAGTCGCTTTAGCCGCGAACGGTGTAGCAATCGGTGTCGGATCAGCCGCGGAACAGTTGGCCAGCACGGACATTGTGAAGAAGATCAACCTCAACCGCCTGGAGAGTAACGCAAAGTCTGAGGCATGGGGATACCGGGCAAAAGAGACTGACTACCGTAACCAAGCGCTCATGAGCCTAGCCAATAAGAAGAGCGCCTCCCGAGCATTCACCGATTCTCTCTTAATCGGTGCAGGGAACATGGGTATGGCCTTCGCATACGGAAAATTGATGGATATGGCCAAAGCCTCAGAGAGTGCCGAGAAGCCTAAAGCTGAGGAGCCGATTCACATTGATGCAATCTCTGGGGCTGACCCTGGAATCAAAGTTGACGCCATATCAGGTGCCCAGCCAGGCGTAACGAGGATTGATGCTATTTCAGGTGCACAACCGAACCTGCTGCTAGGCCAGACAGTCAAAACCACACAGCTTTATCCGACAACTAAAAACATCTTCTCTCTGAACTACAGAGGATAAAAAAAATGCCTATCGTCCCTAAGTATGAAAATAATGTGCCTGGAGTAGTCGAAAGCGGAGGTTTCGGCGCTCCCGTTGATAACGTCCGCCCCTCCTTTGATTACGAAAACGTCATGAATCGAGCGCTCCAGCCCTGGAGCCAGCTTGCAGACAGCACGATCAAAATTGAGGCGTATCACCATGACACTGTTGTGAAGGCCCAGGCTGATGAACAGTTGGACGCTTACAACAAAGAGGTGCAGAACACTTTGTATGACCCTGAGAAGGGCTATTTTGCACAGCGCGGCAAGAACGCCGTGACAGGCTGGGATCAGGCGCAAACCGACCTTCAGTCTATTTACGACAAGCACCTAAGCCAGATTGATGATCCTGATGTGAAGGAGGCCTTTAAGTCGAATGCCCTACAGCGCCTCAATTCCGTCCGACAGAAGACAGTCGTCTATCGCAATGAACAGAATATTAGGTGGCGCGCTCAGACCTCTAAAGACCATGCAGACAACCTTGTGGAGGAGTTTGCTTTAGGCGGTTTTACTCCAGACGGTCAGAGAACAATGGCCAGCCTGATGAACGAGATCGACTACCAAGGCAGGATGGAAGGATGGGACGAGGAAACACTGAAACGTCAGAAGAACGCCTATAAGTCTCTGGCTTATGCAGGTGCCTACAGCAATGCTTCTATGGCCGATCCTCTTGGCGCATTTAGGCATTTTCAAGTTGACGGATCAAAGCAGATGTCTGCTGATGTCGGACGCAGAACTTACCAGATGTTATTCCAGCGTTCTGCCCTGCAGCTTGTGCAGATTATGCGAAGACTTAATGGACCAACCGCCGTAGCCCTCACTTCAGGAGCTACTGCGAGGGTATTCGGCAATACGGATCCTAACGTGTTGCGCCAATCAGCGGCTCAGGCGGGCATAGGAACTCCGCCGAAAGTCTCGGACAAGGTTCTCAATACGTCCGGTTACAAGGGCTGTAATCCGTTAAATGTGAAAGTATTCGGCAACAAATGGAAGGGGCTCATTGGGCAGGATGAAAGAGGTCATGCAATCTTTGCTCGTCCTGAAGATGGTATTCGCGCTGGCGTGAAGGTCATTCAGACTTATGCCCATAAGTATGGCCTCAATACTATTGAAAGCATTTTGTCTCGGTTTGCCGCAGCAGATTCTTTGACAATGGGTGCATACGTTGACAACGTAAGCCACGCCACGGGTTATAAATCCAATGAACGATTGAATCTGAAAGATCCCGAGGTCTTAAAGAAAGTCGTCACCGCGATGATGAAACAAGAGATCGGGGATGTACCTTACTCCGAGCGCACGATTATCGCGGGTATCCAGGGTGCTCTGGGAAAAGAGGACATTAACGACTTCTCCGACTTCTACAACACGAAACTTGCTGACGAAGAAGAAGCTCAGTATCAAGCCTGGGCTAAGAAGATCGGCCATGAGCGTGATGTTTACGACTATGACCTTAGAGGAGCCTGGAAAGCAGGAGCAGCTCAGGCTGAGAACGGCCACTTCCCAGACACATTCAAGAAGCCGAACCACCACACATTCTCCGAGGAAAGCCAATATGCCGACGGGAAGAGAAATATTGGCGGACGCTGGGTAGTCGAGAACGGCCAAAACATCTTTATTGGTCCGAACGGTGAGCGCCGCGATGATAACGGCAAACTCTTGAGCGAAGGTACAGATCAGGCGCCAAGACTGACGGCAGCAGACCTTGCTTTTAACCCGAAGGTGAAAACAGGGATTGAAGTCTTTGACGCCCTGAACGATCCGGAAAAAATCTGGATTATGCAGCACGCCAAACAAGCTATGGGTCAAGACCTCAAACAACAGAGAATCGAGCTGAAAAAGAATGTGGACAACGCTCTTTCTCTTGCGCTGACCCAAGGAGACATCAGCACCCTTCCGGATATTTCTGACTTCATTGGTGTTTATGGCCAGGATGACGGAGTACGCATGCATCAGGAAGCTGCAAAGCAGGCTCAGCTAAATTCGTACATGTATCAAATGCCTGGCATGTCCCTAGCTGAGATTACTTCCATCAGCAAGTCGCTAATGCCTCAGAAGGATGATCCGGAGTACGCGAACAGAATAGAGCAGAAGGCAACATGGGATAAAGCGGCTCAGACAGTCCTTAAAAAGCGAGACAGTGATCCGATGTCTTTTGCAATCAATCATGTCCCGGCCCATGGATTGACGACCATAGAAGACTTTAATCAGCCATTGGCCAAGACGCTAAATGAGGTTTCTAATCGTGTGTCTCAGTTTGAATCTATCGGTCAAAGTTTCGCTATTGCTCCGCAGTCTATGAAGTTGTTCACAAATGAGGAGGCTGCGAGATTAAATGACACGTTGGAAAAGATGAATGCGGATCAGGCCGCTCCGATTGTCTCGGCAATTTCTGGACTTGTCGAGGAACAGGGAGGAGCAGCGGCCTCAAGAACTCTGATTAACCAATTCACCAAAGACGGACGGCCAACAAAACTGAGCTCGGCCCTGGCCCTAGCCACGAGCGCTAATGCAGTCAATAAAGGCTATGTGAAAGAGTACTTGGCAGGGAACGCCTTCTTGACCAATAAAGAGGCTGATCCAGATACGAGCAAGTCAGCAGTTAATGAAGAGATTGGCAAAGAGATTAGAGGCTTGTTTGGCCAGCCTGAAGCAGGCCGCCAGGCCGTTGAATTGATCCGAGGTATTTACGCCAACAGACAAACAATGGACAGCGATAGGAAATCCATTGAAGAAATTGTTGAGGACGTTTACGGAAGAAACGAGGAATTTAACGGAGCTAGGGTCTTCATGCCTCGAAATACGAATGCGTCCATGAGAAGTCTTGTGGCCGTCTTCTCAAGACAAAACGCAAACGACAAAACCAGTGTGCAGTTTAGAGGCGGGAAGACCACTCTTGGAGAACTCACGGAAATCTTGCCGAAGGCCCAGCTTGAATGCGTGGACGATGGGAAGTATCTCATTAGAGACGGTACAGATTATGTCCGTTATTCCGCCAATCAAGCACCTGTCGTTTTGGACTTTGGCAAAGCCATTGACGCCGCCAACAAGGATCTTGACGTGATTCTGGACGCGGCCCTTAAGACCTCGAATTTAGAGAATGATCAAGATTACGATTACGAGTGAGAATCATGTCGAGCCTTTACAGTTTTAACAATATTGGATACGGCACATCCCGATACCAGCTCGGCCTGGACGGAACTCAGATCCCCGAGCAGAAGAAAGAAGCAGGATTTTTTAGCGGTATGGGAGAGGCCGCCTTGGACATTCTCCCAGCCGCAGGAAACTCAACCTTAGCTGCTGGCCTGGATCTTTTGGGCTCGTTCATGCGCAGTGAACCGAACGAAGATGAAAGCGGGTTCACTCTTGAAGACGCGCTCACCAGCGATGACATCATGAAGGCACAGGACCTTAAAGAGCAGGCCGCGCAGAAGTTTGAAACGAAAGCAAAAGAGCGCAGAAGTGTGGTTAGGGAGGACTACACGCCCAAACCCGAAACAACGGGAATGGCGGGTCAAATCCTTTACGGGTTTGGTGTAATGGGTTTGAAGCAACTCGGATATTCAGTTATTTCTGGCTTTAACCCGATTGGCGGCGCAATCCTTACTGGTGTTGATTATGGTGTCAACGAAGCAGGGAATCTCAGAGATAAAGGCGTAAAGCCAGAAGTTGCGACTAAGGCCGGTATCACCTCAGGTGTGATGACAGCTGGAGGATTATTACTGCCTGGCGCGGCTCCTGCTGGAAAGTTCAATCCCTCCCGATTGACATCTGCTGCATGGGGCGCAGGTGCTAATGCTGTAATGGATTCTGGAGAAAAAGGAATCATTAATTACATTCTGCAGAATGCCAATTATTCGGACATTGCCAAAGAATACGATCCTTTTGATGTCGCTGGATTGACTGCCTCAGCGGGTATCGGCGGCATTATGGGCTTGATCCTTTTCAATAAAAACAGAACGATTAAATTTAAGCCCACTAAAAAGGCAGAGGAAAAGAAGGGGCCTATCGAGCTGAATACGGAAACGCTCGAATCTTTACAGAACCGTGACAGAAGCACCAATACCTCAGTACGGCAGATGAAGGCCATATCCGCAAACCCGCGCTACTCACTTCTAAGAACTTCTCCTTTATTGGCAGAAGGTGCACCTGTCATCACATACGCTGGAGATATTCCTGCAATTAGGCGTGGTCACACGGACACAGCCGCCTCAGGGGACAAATCCTATGATGTTTATTACGCAGTCGTTGAGGCAGATTCTGTTTTAGTTTCCAACGATATTACAGGACATAAGAACCCAGCCTATACAGACCCTAATATTCAAGGGCCTAGAGCTATCGCAGGGAATGGCCGTATTGCCGGATTGCAAGATGCTTACGCTCAGGGGACTGCCGACAAATACAAAGCTGACCTAGCAGCAGACCAAAGAAGAACAGGTATCTATGGCGATGAAATCGCACGCATGGAGAAGCCTATTCTTGTTCGAGTTCTTGATCCTAAAGATGTGACGAAGGACTTAGCGGATAAGACCAACACAAGCGGTGTATCCAGAATGTCCTTGAGGGAGCGTGCGAAGAACGACGCAGAGAGAATCGACCTTGAAAAGCTGGAGTTCGATGAAGACGGCCGCATCACAGATCAGACGGTTGTCAATTTCATCAAAATGCTCCCAGCGGAAGAGCAGGCTGAGCTCATTGACAGTAAGTCAGGAAAAGCGAATAAGACGGCTAGGGATAGAGCTGAAGCAGCTATCTTTGCCAAAGCCTATAAGAACGACACGCTTATTAACCTGGTCACCGAGGTGGATAAGCCTGAGGCACGTTTAGTTTTAAAGACGCTCATGGAATTGGCGCCGAAAGTGGCGCAGTTGGAAGGCAATAAGCTGGATATCACTCCTTCTATTATCCGAGCCGCTTCAAAGATTTTGGAAGGCTACAAGAAAGGATTCAAACTCAAGGACATTGCCGCACAGAAAGAGTTTGATGAAGATCCCTATGCTGATGCAATCGTTGAACTTTTCGCAAAAGATTCTCGGACAAATCAGCATGTAGTGGACGTGTTGGGAGAACACCTCGATAGTCTGCGGGAATCTGGAAACGCGGATCAGGGCTCTTTTGACCTTCTTGGTGGTCCACTAACTAGGGAGGATGCTCTTAAAGATTTACAAGGCCGCATTGCCAACCGCTATCCAACTCCAAATGAAGCAGTAGTTGACGCCGCCCGCACCAAACAAGTTGCCGACACTATCAACAAGGATCAGCTCGTTAGCGAAAAAGCTGGCGACATGAACCAATCCATTGAAAACGAATACCGTGCTCAGGCTCAGATAGATGATGGTGAGCGCGTATCCGTAAATGAAAACGCAGTGGATCAGGCCAGAGTAGAACAAGAAAAGGCAAGAATTATTGAGGCGATGCACAAGGTCCAGAAGGAGGCGGAAGGCGATCCTTTAGAAATCCTGGCAAAGATCGAGCCCGAAGATGTTCAGGGGATGACGATTAGGAGAGGATGGTTTGCAAGAACCAATAAAAAAGAGGCTCAAGCGGCGGAAATGAGCACACCATTCGGATTGGTGAAGGTTTGGCTTAAACATGATAAGGGTGAAGAAAAACCTGAACTCAGAGTGACAGATGATGACTTGCGCCAAATTCCTCGAATCGTGAGAGGTTACGAGCCCATCCCGAGAAGCCATGAGAAGGAAACCTCCAGAACCTGGAGAGTTATGCACAACGGAAGAGAATTGGTGCTGGTGGATAAACCGATGGAAGGCGACCCAACGGGGAAAACCCTTTTGTCCTTTTTTGTACAGGATCCCGCTAAAAGAGAAACGGGGCGCGCCAAAGGCGCTCCCCTCTCCCGTCTTCGGAATCCCGCACCTGAGGTTGAAGGCCCAAGTACGGATACAAATGCGCGCCTTTCAATATTTAGCTCTCGACCGTCTGGTCCATCAAATGATGGAGTAATCACTACGCACGGTCCGAAGACTGACACTAGTGTCAAAACCAATTTAACAGATGGAATTGAGCAAAGTCAAGAGGTTAGGGACGCAACCCAGGGAACAAATGATGCAGTGCAGACACAGCAAAATGTCGTGAATCAAGTTGTGAACGCTCTGCCAGAGGAAGTAAGGGAACCGATCAAACGGGTCGTGGCCGATCTAACTGGAGAAAGGATTGAGCCCACGCTTAATCCTCAGCCAGAAGTCGGACGTGAATTCAGTTTGGAGGCTCAGTATGAGACCGCACTTCGAGACCATCCTGACATGAAAATCACGATTGAGGATGAAAACGGTGGAACTCGTGAAATGTCCGCCGCTGACCTTTTGGATGAAGCTGACAGGGAAGCCAAACAAATCGAAAACGACGGTAAAGCACAAGGCGAAGCAATGATGTGTGTTGTTAAAAACAAGGGGATAAATTAATCATGGCAAGAACAATGGACCCGATGAAACCAGAATGTAGAGCAACGATTAGTCGCATCCTTGGAAGAGAGTTTGGCGAGGAGGAATCCAAACGTTGGCTGGCTGATATGCGCCGTGAGTTTCGATATGTCGCAGGAACAAAAGAAGCTCAGGCCGCTGGCTGGACACGTGACCAAATAGCGCAAAAGGCTGCTGAGAGACTTGCTCAAAACTATTTACACAAGGCGGCAAAAAGACGCATGAGAGCGCAACAACAAATTGTTGCTCAGGCCGCTTTGGAGAATGACAGAGAGAAGTATGTCAGGAATGGAGAGAAGGCCTTTAAGTCTGTAGGCCGAGTATTGGAGGATGTGAATAGGTACATGATTGGCCTCCAGGAGCAGTACCAGGGCCAAATCGTTGAAGCTATCAGCTCCATACAGAGTAAATGGTTGGGGCTTATGGAGGATAGAAAAACCGCGCTTGATTTTGTTAAAGAGCTTTTTGGAGAAGATTCTGGGAGCGAGGCGGCGAAGGCGGCTGTCAAAGTGTGGAGAGAAAAAACAAACGGTTTCAGAGAACGCTTTAACAACGCTGGAGGTGATACTGGTGACCTCGGAGATGAATGGCACCTTCCCCAATCCCATGACATGTACAAACTAATAAATGCCGATGACCTCCTGAAAGGAAAATACGATGGGAAATACAAGGGAGACAGCAAAGCCGCATGGGTGGATTTTTTATTTGATCGGATAGACAAATCAAGATACGTTGACGAAGAGGGAATCCAATTAAATGATGCGGAGATAAAAGATGTGCTTGGCTCCATGTTTGACAACATAACAAAAGGAAAGACCTCTATAGGCGGATCACGTGTGGCCGGTAGCAAGAGCGGATGCTTTGCGGATAGAAACTCCCAGCACCGTGCAATCTTTTTTAAAGACGCTGAATCATTCTTCCAATACCACAAAATGTTTGCGAGAAACCCATCCATTGTGGGAACGATGATGGATCATGTCAGATCAATGGCGAGCGACACAGCCCTTCTTGAACAAATGGGACCCTCTCCTAACTCCGCTTTTTATACCTTATACAACGAGGCAAAAGCGGAAGCATCAGAGCACCTGGCACAAACAAAGAGCACGTGGGGATACAAAGATGTATACGGTCCTGGTTTTGTCTCTGTCAAAGACATGTGGGCCAATTTGAACGGAGAGACTTCTACCGTCATGCCAACCCACAAGAATATTGCAGAGGTATCGCAAACTTTGAGAAATATGCAGGTGTGGGGAAAACTTGGCCAGGCATTTATCTCATCATTAACCGACATTCCAACTTATTTTCATGCGACGGGCTACACCAAATTACCGTGGGGGACGGCCTTTAGAAATATTCTCACGACATGGGGAAAATCGGATAGAGAGTTTGCAACCAGAGCGGGCATTATCGGTGACACCTTGGCAAACAATTTGTGCCGTTGGACATCCGAAAGCCTCGGTTATCGCTGGTCAGGAAAACTTGCCAATGCCACCATGTACATGTCACTGCTTACACAGTGGACAGACGGAATTAGACGAGCTTATGCGATGAATATGATGGGCGCTATCGGGAAGATGACGCGCAATAGCGACTGGGGAAAATTGGACGCATGGGACAGATTTATTCTTGAAAAGTATGGAGTGACTGAAAAGGACTACAAACTTTTTCAACTGGCTAAAACCGACCAATACCGCGGTTGTGAAATGCTCACACGTGGGGCCATTGAAGAAATCTCTGATGCAGATCTGGCAAAAACCGGAGCCACGAGGAATGATGCTGAAATCGCGGCAGGTAAACTCATGTCAGTGCTCACCAATGAAGCTCAAATTGCCTCATTACAACCGGACTTAGCGACAAGAACTGCAACGAATCGAGGCCATCAGAGAGGATCCCCTACAGGTGAAATTATCAAATCCTTCATGATGTTTAAGTCTTTTCCTCTGGGAATGGTCAGCGCACATATTGACAGACTTAGGGACAAAGGACGCTTTATCCGAGAGCAGGGAGGAACGAAGCGCCAGGTTATGACGGCTCAAACCGAATACTTAGCAGCGCTGATAATTGGTACTACCCTCATGGGTTACTGCGTGAATCAGATTAAGACCCTTATTGCTGGTAAGGACTTAGAAGATCCCGCGGCCATTGATACCTGGATTTCTGCATTTACGGTAGGCGGCGGTGCAGGCATTATCGGTGACTTGTTGGTTAATGCCACGGATGATTCAAAGTATGGCCATTCTGCTTACATCAACTTCATGGGGCCTGTAATTGGGACAATTCTTTCTGCCAGTGAGGCTTGGGATGCAACCAAAATCGGTGGAGATGGGGGAGCAAAAGCCTGGCGATTAGCAAAGAGCAATTTGCCCTTCATTAATATTTGGTACGTTAAGGCCGTTCTGGATCATACGGTGCTTAATCAACTGAGCGAGTTTTTAAGCCCTGGCTACAGAAAACGTATGGAGAAGAACACGCGCAAGAGAACGGGTCAAGGATTCTGGAGAAACGAAAGAGGAATCCGCCGCGCTCCTCGTGTGGCCAAACATCCTGATCCCTGGCCGCATCCTTTCGGTTTGTTCAAGTAACTTTTTGGTGTGCGCATCAACAATCTGGCTGACATGAGAATACTTCTAAACAATGAGGTGTTTTCATGCTGCCAGATGTTCCTAGAAGGGTGGGCCCTGTAACAGGCTTGGGTATCTCCCGAGTTGATTTTGACTTCAAGATTTTTGCGTCCTCCAATGTACTCGTAATCCGCACGAGTAAGGCGGACGTGGACAAAACGCTCAAGGAAGGTGAGGACTACACTGTAACCTGGGACGAAGACCAAACCGCCAATATCGGCGGGTACATAACGCTTGACGAGTTTTTAACGGACGGGGAATCGGTCACGATTCTCTCTAATGTCGCATACACCCAGGAGCTTGATTTACACGCGGAAGGTGATTTCAATCCGAATGACATCAACGTCAACTTTGACCGCACCGAAGCACAGATCCAGCAGTTAAAAGAGAAACTCTCCCGCGCCGCAGTCGCTCCCGCATCTTCTGGCATGGAGGGTGACGAATACGGTGAAATCCTCTTAGAGAACTCAACGAAATCAGGCGAATACGCCGCCCAAGCTCAAGAAGCCGCCGAAACAGCTAAGGCCGCGGCCGCAGTGGCCAGCGCCGCCCAGGATAATCTGGACGCCTCTACCGATGTGGCAGAGAACGCCGCCAAGTCTGCAAGCAATTCGGCAACCGCCGCCGCGCAATTCAAGCTTGATTCTGAGGCCGCTGCTACCACGGCCACCGAGGCTGCAGAGGTGGCTAAGCAGGCCGCCTTCTCATATCGCTACTGTGCGACCGCCACAGCAGGAGGCACGGTCAACACCTCAGCAGTCTTGCCAGCAACGCTTATAAAGATCGGCGACCACGTGATGAACTCTAGCGGCCAGATATTCCGCGTTCTGAATGTTGGTACTTCCACGTGCGAACTCTCTGGAATCATCACAACTATTTCAGGCCCTCAGGGTTTGAAGGGTGATTCAGGCAGTGTCGGGCCTCAGGGCAGTGCAGGCGCAACATTCACACCAGCAGTTAGCACGGAAGGTGAAATCTCCTGGACGAACAACAAAGGGCTTACAAACCCAGCTCCCGTAAATATCCGCGGCCCAAAAGGCGAGAGGGGTGAACGAGGTTTGCAAGGCAGTCCGGGACCCGTCGGAAGTGCGGGACCTCAAGGCCCGATGGGAAGTAGTCCGTGGGCAACCGCTTTCGGCCAATTCCGCATTGACGGAGCCGACCTCAAACTTGATTACGTCGGCCTGGACACTTCAGCAGATTTCTCAATTAACAGCAATGGGCAACTTACAGTTACGGTGACAGAATGACTACTTTAAATTTAGGTCGAGTTCGGCCAGTCTGGAAAGGTGACTGGACATCAACGGCCACCTACCTGGCTTTTGACTTCGTTAGGTACACGGACGGGAATGTTTACTTAGCCGTCCAGGACGTACCCGCAAATTACATCCCGAGCTCCCAGACCGCTTACTGGGTTTTGTTCGGCGCAAAAGGCGGAAAAGGTGATAAGGGTAGTGCGGGCAGTGCGGGCGCAACGGGCAGTCAAGGCCCCCGCGGCGTGACGTTCACACCAGCAGTTAGTGCTGAAGGTGACCTCTCCTGGACCAATGACGGGAACCTAAGTAATCCAGGCACAGTCAATATCCGCGGCCCGAGAGGTTTGCAAGGCGTAGCGGGCAGTCAAGGGCCTGCGGGACCGACGGGGCCAGCGGGCACGACAAACTACAACAACCTGACTAACAAACCTGTTTCAGACACGTCTTTAAAACTGGCTGGCGGTTTTGCCGACGCAAAGACTACTGGCGAAGCACTTGATAAACGTGTTGGAGTTGCAAGACAAACCTTCTCGGACAATGAGAAAACTATTGCCCGCACGAATATCGAAGCAGTGGCTAAAACAGAAGCCGTGCTCTTGGATGAGCAAACCATCAGTGCTACCGACAAAGAACAGGTTTACACCAACCTGGGATTGATCCAGATGTTCAAAGAATTGTGCCTGGCGAATGGCGCGACCCAGGCTGAAATCGACGCACTTCAGTAGGAGAACTGAATGACCACACTAAGTGAAATCAAAGCTCGATACCTGGCTGCGGCCAAGGCCAAGCCTATCGAGAAATACTGCATCAAAGACCACGAAGGGAAGATTGTGGCGAGAAGTAATTCTCCCGTTGTTCATGTCTTCAACAACGAGGCAGACGACGCATACGCCGCCGAGCATTACCAGCTCAAGGAAGTTTTTAACGGAATGAAGTTTTGGTACGGCGAGGAATCTCCGACAGGACTTTATCAATCTGCCGATAGCCAGTTCTACACGGAATCCGAGTTGCCTGAAAACACCGACGCATTCTGCACACAGCGCTATGCCAACGAGGTGAAGGCTGAGAGAAACGCACGAATAAGCGACACAGACGACTATGTGAAGTTGCCTGATATCACCGTTGCTAGGTCAGCAGGAGCCAAGAGATCAGCACTGGATGACGCAGACCGCATCAGTCTTGAGACATACCGACAGGCGCTCAGAAACCTGCCAGAAGTCGAAGGTTTCCCGTTCGTGGCGTGGCCTGTATTTCCGACTGCACTTGCCTATGAGTTACAGCAGAAAGTTGACGCTAGACAAAACATGAGAGGAGGATTCAATGCTTAAACAGTTGATTCAGTTGCTTGTAAATCAGCTCGTTCCTAAACGGGCTGTAAACGGGGGGGGGTAGTATCTATGGTAAGAGACCAACTGAGCTAGGCATATCTGACTGTTTGACGGGTTCGGTGGTTGTCAAAACATCGACGGCAACAGGGTACTTTGAATACGTCACTCCAGCAGATGGGATAGCCTGGTGTTATGGCACTCAGGCCAATTTTGTGGGAATACGGGCAGAAGGAATTTCTGACTGGCCGACCTTAGTGAGGTATCCCGACAATGGGTACAACATCTCAGCCTATCAATACTTTAAGAAGGGACAGAAGATTCAATACCACTATGGGCTAACAGAGGGAACCATCTACTGTTACTTCTGTCCAATTTAACAACGCCGAGCATTTAGGCTCGGCAAGGAGCTTAAATGCTAAAACAACTTATTCAACGATTGCTGGATAGTCGAACTACTCCAGCTCAAGCAGGGCATAACGCTATGCCTGTTAATATTGCTGAGGCAATAGACATTTTTCTGGCAGTGGGTTCTGAAGGCTCCTACACAGCTCCAGCTGATGGATACTTGTCGGCAATGGTCGAGCCCGGCGGAAACATGAACTTTTGGGGACAAATCCTGCCCATCTCTTCTTTCCCCATTCAAAATGTTCAGGGGAAACTTTTCGTTCCAATGGCAAAAGGTATGGAAGTAAGGTATTTCATAAACGGAACTGTATCCTTATCCAAATTCCTTAAGACGATCGGGGGGGGGTATAATCTCTTTGTTTGGAGGACTCTGTCATGCTTAAGAGCCTTATCCAACTTTTCGCAGAGAAGTTTCTGCAAAGTAAAAAGTCTTGGGTTTCTGAACAGTGTGCTCCGATTGTCCGCAATGGCACAAACATTCCTTGCACAAGCACCACGGACTTCTTTAGCTATGTTGCACCGAGCAACGGCTGGGCGACTTCTCGGTGCAATTCAAGCACAGTCTCAGCTCTTGAAATTCAAGTCGATAATGGGCAAATGGCACTTGCTTCCGTCCTCAACGGAAACACCGCTGGGTGTGGTCTCTGCTGTTACGTCAAAAAAGGAACCACTATTAAATTCTTATGCCGAGGCGGAAACACATCGGATTATTCCCTTTGGTTCTACAAAGCAAGTTCAGACTTTTAATCCTTTGACAGGAGGCGCATTATGCTGAAAAACATTCTGAGCCTCCTGCTGAGCAAGTTCTACAGCAAACAGGAATCCGAGCTTGTAGGACATCAGGCTATGCCGAGTGCGTCCAACACTGTTATCACTCCTTCTATCAAAACAGAATGCACCACTTGGAGTGATGCACACATTGGTATTGCTCCGGCAGACGGTTATTTGTATGTGACAGGTCGCACTACCAACACTGATGGCTTTCTTCAAATAAGTTCCGATACAACTGAAATAGCAGCTACAACGTTTGGAAATACCGATAAAGACATTCGACTGCTTTTTCCTCTCGCAAAGGGTCAAGCAATGAAGGTTACCGCAAAAAGTCTAAAGAACATTTTCTTGCGTTTTTCTTCCTCTATCGGCGGGGGGGGGTATCAGCTTTTAAGAACGCTCTTCTGCAAGGAGGTGGCCTATGCTTAAGTCATTGGTACAGCTCTTTGCGGAGAAGTTCCTTACTAGCAAAAAGGAATGGGTCGGAAGTCAAGGTCTTTTCTCAAACCCAAATCCCGGAACAACGTTCTTTGTTAACCACGCTCAGGCTCAGCTTTATACGCCTCCAAGTGATGGATGGATTACATTCGGCGGAAACCGGCCATCGGTCAATGTCGGCATTACCGGAAAGCTGGGAACGTGTTGCGTTAACTCTCAAGGTTATCTCAGAATTACAACTCCGGTTCGGAAGGGGAATACCGTTAGTCTCTATTGCGAGACGGACGATCAGCAACCGCTTGAGGCAAAATTCGTTCCTAGCGAAGGGGCAACGTAGCACTTCACTTGTAGGAGGTGCATCATGCTGAAGTCGCTCCTCCAGTTATTACTGAATACCCGAACAACAAAAACCGAAGCCGCGCATTTTGCCCAACCTGCCTGGGGAGCCTCTCCAATAGTGATGACAGGAACCGACGTTAATGACGATTGGGGCTCTATCTATCAGGGCGTAATGCCTAACGACGGCGTTCTTGTTGTCTCATTTACCGGAACGAATGAATCCAGCTATGCGGCTGGCCCCGGGGCTCAGTCGCTAGTTCCGTGGGCTAATGGCGGCGGCAAGTTTAGTATGCCCGTTACAAAGGGTAGTTATGTCAGCCTTGGCGGAAACCATGTTAAGGATGTCGAACTACGGCTTTATCCGCTAGCTGCTTCCACCTAACCGCTCCGCCCCTCACTCGAGGGGCTTTTCGTCAGGTGTGCGCATTGAACTCTGGAGCGCTCCTACCATGTCTAAAAAGGAATAGACATGGAAACAGATTTCAGCCTCAGCGAGTTTGCCAGCACGGTAAACCTAATAGTGTTCACGCTCATATTGATATGCGCGGCATCGGGCTCTGCTATGCCGTATGTGAGAGCGGAAAGAGACTGGAATTTTCCGCGCTGGTTCGTTGAATTCATATCCAGTTGCGCGGCTGGCTTCATTGTCTATCTGATCCTCAGCACCTCCAAACTTAATTGGGAATGGATTGGAGCGTGTTCGGGGGTTTCTGCTTACTTCGGCCTGAAAATTATGAACACCCTTTACGGGGTCGTTACAGGCAAATTAAAACTCACCGTTCACAATGGAGCTAATCATGGCAATTAGCATGCGCTCAGTATTTGCAGGGCTGATAAAGCTCATTCTGTTTTTCGCGTTTTACCTGGCTGGCTACCTCACAAATTCTCAGTTGAATCAGTACACCATCGTGTCGCAACAAGACAGGATTAACAGTCTGGAGAACGAAACGGCCCTCCAGCGCCTCCAGATAAATGAGCTAAACCGCCGAGCGACATCAAACTCAGAATCCATCAAACAGCTCACAAAAATCCAGCAAGACCTAGAAACCCTCAAATCTGAGGTTCAGAGGTTGCACGGCTTAAAGGAGGCTAAATGAGAAAACAGGATATTCTGCTTTATCCGCCTGAGTTAGCAACTCAATTCATATCGGAATTCGAGCAAGGCCCTAAAGGGGGACCGGCCCTCGAATCTTACAAATGCCCTGCTGGGGTCTGGACCATTGGGTTCGGGCACACGAAAGGTGTCCACCCTGATGAACACATTACGCGGGCTGAGGCGTATGACCTCCTGGACAAAGACCTTGTTCATACACAAGAAGAGCTGGCCGCTCTAGTTCATGTACCTGTTACCGAGAATCAATTCATCGCTTTAATGAGCTTTGTATTTAATTTCGGAATCACGAAATGCAGGCGGTACACCTTATTCAAAATGGTGAATGCTGAGAACGAGGACGGCATTAGAGAATGGTGGCCGAAGTATTGCAATCCTGGGACGGCCTATGAGAAAGGTTTGCGTCGCCGCCGTTATGCAGAACTAGAACTCTTTTTCAGAAAATGATCCGAGTAATTTTGATTATTGCCGCCGTCATGTTTTCGAGTGTCTTGGGCTATCACTTCGGCCAGCAGGAAACTGAACTGAGGTGGACACAGGAGCGGGAGCGAATACTTGCTCACCAGATTGAAACGCTACACAGAAAGGATAAAGAAATTGCTCAATTGGAAAAATCTATCGGTGTGCTTAACGATTCTGCTTTGCGGGTGCGCGAGCGAGACGCCGCGATACAGCGAAAGTTACAGAGGGAGCTTGGAGAGTGTGGTCGATTTAGACGCGCACTTGAGCTCTCTTCAAAAACTCTTGCAGAATGTGCAGAACGCGCAGTCAGCGATAGACGAATCATTGAACGGTGCGCAATCCAACTCAGGTAAGGAGAAAGGAAGTGATTGAGACGGAAAAGAATCGGTTTGAGACCGTTTGTTTTCAATTTTAAATAATGGAGAAGAAATTGATTACATCAACGATTTCTCAAAATATTGGCCACAAGGCTAGACACTAAAATTACAAGGAGTAAAACAATACTTACAGCAACACCAGAGATACTTTCCCAATCTCTTGGTGTTTGTTCAAAGAGATGGAAAATATACACGAAGAGGGAATATAGAGGAGGCACCAAGAGAACTGCCCAGAGATCATATCGTTTTACGAGGGCTATGAAATAATTCTCTGGAAGCATCTTCCATGCGACGCTCGATATGGCCTCGTTGGCTTCCTCATTTATCTCCGCATTATGCATTGCAAGATAGTTCTGAACATCAGTTAATGAAGGATTTTTATTTCCTCCACTGGCATGCTTCATAGCTATTGCCATCGTCAAATCTCGTTTAAGGCTTGTTTGGTTTTTCAAAAACTTGACGATGTTTGAATGCGCGAGTCGTCTATCCATACTGTTTATTCTTTGATGGTTATTTCTGAAATTTTTTCGTGTAAAAATTTTGATAAAGGATCGTCGGCTCTTGCATCTAGATTTATCTTCTCTAACCCAGTTCCGACGAGCTCCTCCGCCAGTTCTTTGGGATCATGACGGTGTTCGTACGAATGCAAAGTTTCTTTTTCCAGGAAATTAAGTTGGAGTTGGCAGATGACAAATCCCTTTTTTAAGGTGATAGCTGACGTGCCAAAATTATGGACAACTAACGGCATTTTTCCTTCAAATCCAGGATTAATGTAGTTAGCCTTTGCTGCATCGATGCCCCATCTAACGACGCTGCTACGGTTATAAATCACACCGAATATTTGTTTGGAGAATTTAAGGTGCTCCTCGGTGTGGCACACGATAAACTCTCCCGGAGAAATAACTAGTCCCTCCTTAGGAATCTCTTTACTGATTTCCAAATTTTTTAGGTCCTGCTTCGATAAAGATGAAAAGTCAAGCTTACCTGGTGAGTGGAGGCTGTAAGTATCACCCAATGAGAGATCAATGCTCGCGGGCTGAATCCTGCTTGGATCCAGGGGAGAAATGGATACTAACCCGTCTCGAAACGCGTTTAGGATACCTCTATCATTAAGAACAGCCATGGTCAATTCCGATTGAAAACTATTTTTAATACAAATTTTAAGCTATCTCAGCTAGGTGCAAAATTTATCACAACAGAGATTGCCTAGAAGAAAACCTAATAAAAAATACTTAAGCACACGGGTAAGTACATTTTAAAAACGCATTTTCTGGGAAACTGTAACGGCGGGGAAGTTCAAGTCAGTCAGTGGCACCACCAAATTTTTGTTCTCGTCAGAGGTTTTGAGGAGAACGCAAAAAGCTCCGTCTGATATTTTGCGTTTTTCAGTGATCTAGCCGGAGTCCAGCTCCGGCAGTCTCATTAAATTTCAATATCCGTACCCAATAGCGGTTCGGTCTCCGGTTCTTCAGGAACCTCTTCTGGGGTTTCAGGACCGGCTCCGGGAACTCTGACATCCAACGCTTCAAAGTATTTAATCTTTTTACCGGCAACTTCGTCGAAGTAGTAGCCATGGTTAAAGCGGGTTTGCATGACGTTGTTCAGAACCTGAAGGATCTTAGAATCGCTCTCGTAGACCAGGTTTAGTTTTCCCGCTTTTTTGTTTTCTCTCATATAGCTGCGGATTCTTGAACGGACCATCAGAGACAAGCCCGTCGCAATGAACTGCACGAAGGTTTTCCCTTGAAGGGCCTTGTTGTCGGAGCATCTGATCCTATTGCAGCCGAGTCGATCCTTAAGCGTTGCAAAGGCGTCCTCTACGCGCCAGCGGTCTGCGTAAGCGGTCCACGCTTTGACCGGATCTTTCTCAGAGTCCGTAACTAAAACTCTGAAGCCCTTGTACTTCAAGGATTCGTCAACCCGGCGGTTAACAATAATCAAGCCTTTTTCTTTATCGTTTCGGAAGAATTTTTCTTTCAGCTCTTCTTCTTGTTCGGTAAGGGCTTCCTCTTCGAGGAGTTTCTTTTTAATCGTGAGGAGCGATTCCGTGAGCTTATTGGCTGCTTCCTGATAGATAACCGGATCGTAGAACATGTGGTAATACAGCTCTGCGGATGCGGTGTTCGAAGCCGGTTTTCCATCTACCGGCCGCGGGTCATATTTCCAATTCACCTTGGCCGTGGCAATGTTCTTTCTGATGTAGGGGTCGCCGCTGTTGAGGTCTGCAAACTCTTTCCTGTGTTCATCGATAAGCTCTCTTGCCAGACAGCCTTTAGTCCCCAGACGGACATTAAAGATGAACTCAACTTTATTGATCAGACAGTCATTGATGTTCTTTACGCTGTTATAGCCTTTGTCAGCAACCAGAACCACATTCTTCATGTTTAAGAGCGCTTGATCGGCAATCGTATGACGAATGGTGCTGACATCAGGAACATTCCCGTCATAAAAGCGATAAAAAATCGGAAGTCCGGACTTCTGGTCTACCAAGAAGAGAACATTTAGCTGCGGCAGCGCATCATCGTCTTTGTTCTTTCCGTATTCAATGTGGGTCAGGTTGGTGGAATAAGAAGATATTGAGGTGGAATCCAAGGCAAGGATGATCTTATTGTCTTCGTCTTCTTGAAGATAACTGCGCATCAGCGAGAAATAACGCTGCACGTCTCTAAGTTCTATTCTTTGAAAGAGGCGCGTTACTGCCGAAGGACTTAGCGCACGCGGGTAAGGCAGTCTCGTCGTCTCGGCAAAACTTTCATAAAAGCTGACGTTGTTGTTCTGGTTAAGAATTAGAAAGTAGGCCAGAGAAAGAATCTTTTTATAGTCCTTATGCCTCGGAAAGCACTCCTTTAAGAATTCTCCGACGGGAGAGTCGGCAACGATTTGGTCTAAAGCCCAAGTAGCACCGGCGTGAAGCTTCTTTATATTACGAGCTTGCTCGAGGGTAATACCTTCCTCTGAGATCAGTGTAAAGACATAATCTTTATCCTTTCTCTCAACCTGATAGTTACGAAATTCAGGATGTTCCTGAAGAAAAGCTTCATCAAAACGAATTTTTCCTTCCTTCTGGCCGCCAAGGATTGTTCCGATCTTTTTGGATTCACCTCTCTTACTTCGTTTGAGTTCTCTGTCCCAGATGTTTTTATAGGTGTAGACGTAATAAACGGAACCGGCTTTATTGATCAGAATCGGAGGAAGCTTCGGATTCGGCAT